GTAGCCATTCTCAACCCGGCAAGGACTGCTGGCGATACTGTATTTGTTCAAATGGAATGGCTTAAAAATTACGTTGCGATTTCTAGTTAAGGAGGTTAAATGGCTTATTCAGGCACTAGAACATTTAATCTTGGCGTAGACGAGATCATTGAGGAAGCATTCGAAAGATGCGGACTTGAGGTTCGCATGGGCTATGATCTAAAAACAGCCCGTAGATCCTTGAATCTAATGTTCTCGGAATGGTCTAATCGTGGCCTTAATCTTTGGACTGTAGATTACTATTTTAAAACATTAACGGCAGGAACAAACAACTTTGCGCTCGATCAAAAAGTTGTGGATATAGTTGACGCTACAATTACCACAACTGCATATGATGCAACGGATTCAACTCCTGTCAATCGTGCTTTAGAAGGTGGTAGTTCTACTACTGATGTTACTATAACTAAAATTTCAAGAACAGAATACATGAATTTAAGTAGAAAGAATCAAACTGGTTCTGCTGGAACTGCTAGACCTACGCAATTTACTATGATCTCTGGCGTGAGTACTTATAGTGATATTACTGATGATACAACCGCTACAAGTGGAAGACCAGAAAATGATACGAGAGTGTTTCTTTATCCAACTCCGGATAAAGCTTATGTTTTTAAATATTTTTATATTAATAGAATTGAAGATGTGGGCAGCACTAATACTGGATATCAGAATAATGTTGATGTGCCTTTTATGTTTCTTCCTTGCTTAACGGCAGGATTAGCATATTATATAAGCATTAAAAGAGCACCAATGTTAACTCCTAATTTAAAAGTTATATATGATGAAGAATTTGATCGTGCGGCGGACACTAATAGAGAACGAGTCTCTTTTAGGGTTAAACCGGCGCAAGCATACATACCGTAGGAGGAAATATGGAATATGAAAAATGCGGTCCTGAATGTAAGTGCGGAGATAATTGCGAATGCAAAGATTGTGATTGCTAAAAGGAGGAATAATGAGCAACCCATTATGGAATAAATCAACAACCAATAGCCGTAAAGCTTCTGGAAAGAAGATAGGACATTACGGAAGAGGCCAACACGATGCTCCTAAAGCTGTTAAAGCAGGGGCTATTACTACTAAAGGTATAGCACCAACCAGTGAAGGAAAAGCGTCTGGCGGGGAATCTTTTAAGATTTCCAAAGGAAAAGTTAGCGGATCTACACAAGGTGTAGGTGCAGCTAAAAAACAAAAATATACTTGGATTTAATACATGGCATATGCCTCAGGAAAACATGCGTTATTCATTTCTGATCGTAGCGGATTACAGTTCCCCTACACTGAAATGGTGAAAGAATGGACAGGAGCTCGCGTGCACACAAGCGAATATGAGCCAAAGGCTCCACAGTTAATGCCACACGAACATTCCCCTGATCCTCAAGCATTAAAAAATGCAAGGCCTGCTAGAATTGAGCCAGCTACATTAATTTTACTACCAAATAATCCATTTGAAACTTATTCATCTGGTTCACAAGTTATAAATGTTAATTCTCCCGAACATGGTAGATCTACTGGTGCTACAGTTAGATTCAGAGGAACTCCTTTTGTATCCTCTGAAACTGATACATTTAATGATTGTGCAGCAGTAGATGGTATTACAGGAGCAGTTATATGCGCAGCAGCAGGTTTTACAATTACAGCAGGAAAGTATGTATCAGGATCTAGTGATGGTTCTGATGACTGGTATTATTTTTCCACTGGATCATCAACGGCTACAACTGGAGGAATTAAAGGAGGAGGTTATCCTGTTTCAGCAGGTCCTGTAACTATAAGCTCATAATGGCAACATACGCAACAATAACACAACAAATACTAGATTACACGGAAGTCGGTACTGATGTCCTAACATCCACTATTACTGATGGTTTTCTTGAACATACCGAAAATGATCTTTTAATACAATTAGACATTCCTGCTTTTCATTCTTATCAATACACAACATTTACTTCCTCAAATCCTTTCTTAATTGTTCCTGGAGGAACTGATCCTACACCGATTACATTTTCTGTTATAAGAAGTGTTAATGTTGTAGCAGATACAGCTTCTGTTACTAGCACAGGGAATAGGACATTTTTAGAGGAAAAAGATAGAAATTTTTTAAATGAGTATTGGCCAAACAGAAACTTGACAGGTACTCCAAAATATTATACGCAATGGGATTACAACAGTATATATGTTGTACCGACGCCAAGTTCAGCTTTAACTTTTGAGCTGGCATTAAGTAAACTGGATGTTAGGCTATCTAGCTCCACTACTACTTCTTGGTTGAGTAATAATGCTCCAGCAGCGTTATTATACGGTTGTCTCGCAGAAGCCTTTAAATTTTTAAAAGGACCTATGGAGATGCTGCAAACATATACACAATCATATGCTCAGGCTGTTCAAGCTTTAGCGATGCAACAAATGGGAAGAGCGAAACGTGATGACTATATGCACGGTGCATTGAGAATACCACGTCCATCGCTTCAACCTCAACTAGGATCAATAAAGCCAATGGGTGGCACGACTCAACAAGGAGGACAATAATATGCCAATCACGCAAGCTGTAGCAAACAGTTTTAAAACACAGGTATTAACTGCAACGCATAATTTTACTGCGACTACAGGAAATACTTTAACGAGTGTTACTCCAGCATTAAGTACCGATACTGCATGCTGTGATTTTACGGATTCGTCATGGACAACTGCAACAATCACTGCAAGAGCAGCATTAATTTATAACTCTTCTGCATCTGATAAAGCGGTTGTAGTATTAGATTTTGGCGGGGATAAAACATCAACAGCTGGAACATTTACTATACAGTTTCCAGCAGCAGACGCATCGAACGCTATTTTAAGATTAGTGTAAGGAATTTAGATGGCATTAGTCTTAAATGATCGCGTCAAAGAGACGTCAACAACCACAGGTACAGGCGCTGTAACATTTGCTGGAGCCGTCACTGGCTTCGATACTTTTTCAACTGGAGTTGGAAATAGCAATACAACGTATTATGCCATTGTTAATCAAACAGTTGATGAGTGGGAAGTAGGATTAGGAACTCTTGCAGCCGATAGTTCTACCATGACTCGTACAACCATCTTTACAAATTCAGACGGTAATACATCAGCAATAACTCTTTCAGCAGGAACCAAGGATATATTCTGTACGGAACCAGCAAGCAAGACGATGGACATGACCTTAACTACAGCCGGTGATACGTTGTATGCCTCCGCAGCAAATATACCAGCACGGCTAGCAGTAGGAACAGCACGATATACTTTGCAAACTAATTCAGGAGGGACGCTACCCGAATGGGCGGTATCTCCTCAATCACTTTTAACAGGACAAGGGGATTTATTATATACCTCTGCTGCAAATACGCTTGCTCGATTGGCAGCAGGAACGGGATCGTATCATCTTGCGATGAATTCAGGGGGAACAGCCCCCGAGTGGGTTGAACTTGCCGGAGGAATATCATGGCAATCAGTCCAAACTTCAACGCCTTTTACGGCGGTTGCTGGAAATGGATACCCTGTCAATACAACATCAGGTGTAATCACAATGAACTTGCCTGCGGGTGTCGTAGGCGAACAGGTCGCTGTGGTTGATTACGCAGGTACTTTTGATTCAAACGTATTAACTATTGCAGCAGATGGTTCGGAAAAAATTAAAGGAGCAACAGACGATGGTATAATGGAAACAGAAAGACAGGCTGGTGTTTTAACTTATGTTGATGCTACCCAAGGTTGGGTGCTTACTTCAGCAGCGCCAGATCCAGGTCTAACTACAGCAGAATATGTTACAGCCACAGGCGGAACAATTACAGATTGCGGCAATTTTAAAATGCATACCTTTAATGGTGACGGAACCTTTGTTGTGTCTGCTGTAGGTAATACAGCTGGATAAAATACTGTTGACTATCTCGTAGTAGCAGGTGGTGGAGGCGGAGGAAACTCCGGTGGTGGAGGAGGTGGCGCTGGTGGAATGCGATATACTTACCCTAATCCTGGAACAGGTGGATTATCTGTTTCAGCTACTCCTTACTCAATTACCGTAGGTGGAGGAGGTGCTGGTGTACCAGCTCCCGGAACGGCTATAGCCACTAGTGGAAGTAATTCAGTTTTTTCTTCAATCACATCTACTGGCGGCGGTGGCGCCGGTGGCGGTCTTGGAGGCGGTCCACACAATGATGCGCACGATGGTGGTTCTGGCGGTGGTGGAAGCACTAACGCCGGAGTGGGCGGTGCAGGAAACACTCCCCCCGTTAG